GTCGTCTGTTGATTAGTAGCAGTAGTTTGTGTATCGGCTGGCTGCTCTTTGTCTGGAATTGGTCGTTGTGGTATGCTTGCTGTTGCAGTCGGTTGCTCTTTTTCTTTGGCTTTTTCTTTGGCCTTGGCTACGATCTCTTTACCTTGCGCAGCTATTTTTTCTGGGGCCGCGTCAGTATCTTTCGTTGCCTTGGCAAAATCCACAGCGGCTTGGGCCTGTTGTTGGACTGGTAGGTTAGCCGCAGCTACCTGTTGTGTGAAATCTTGGAATCGTTTTTCCTGTGCATCATAGCGTGCATTAGCGGCAACGATGGCCTGTTCTGTTTGTTTGATTTCTTTCTGTTGGGCATCAATAGTAGACTTGGCTTTGTTCATCCACTCGCCGGTTTCTCTATCGCGCTGATCCAGTTCTTCGGTCTTGTCTCCCATCGCTGCGACCACTGCTTCGAGATCGCTGGCAGTTTCAGGATATTTGGCCTTGGCCAGTTGGACTGTGCGTTTGGCCTTGGGATTTAACCAGTTGCCTTCATTATCATCCTCGGGATTAAATTTATTGAATTTTTTTTCTAATAAACTAACAGCACCAGATAGATCATCGGGGTCTATGCTTTCTACGATGGTATCAACTTCAACAGTGCTGGATGGTATCTTGCCCATAGCACCATTTAATTTAGATAAGATATCGTAGATATTTTCACTCATGTTATTTTGCGCTTGGTATCTTATTTTGTTTGCTCAATGGAGCATCCTTACCGCTCGGAATATCATTAGTAGTCTTACCATGGGCAGGATTTGCAACACCACCGATAGTATTGTCACTGCCCGCTATCTCAAACTCTGCTGGTTTGCTTAATTCTTTAAGTATGGTTCCTGCTAGGCTGTAAGCCTTGCTGGCTGCTTTTTGATCTGCATCAGCTTCTGGAAGAGGTTTAGTTAGGACGTCTTCACCCTGCACATATTCTCGTAGTTCGCTTTGTCCATCTATATCCCAGCGCCAAATTTCTTCTGGATGATTCTTAGGAACAACCACAACATTAGCTATAGGACAACCAAGGCGTTCTGCCACGATCGTGCGCAGTTGTTGATCATTCACTGGATATTTTAGCACAGCATCCATCAGGAATACTTCGCAGTTAGGAATGCTAGGGAAATCAATGTCGTTGGCTTTGATCGGCAAGCGTTTAGCTGTGCTGACGCTTTCCACTGCATATTTAGATAACCCAACCTTAAGACCATCTAACTGATCCTTGGGATCACAGTTGGCGATCTTGATGCGGAATTCGTAGGTTTTTTGTACTTCGCTTAGATATTTTAAAAAGTTTTTCATATGAATGTATCCTATTAGTGTTATTTATCAAGAATCCGGAGATTATTTACCTAGGATCTGCTTGAGCAATTCGTTGCGATCCAACACTACACCCTTGCCATCGGCGGCATCTACTAGTTTTTCACCATCGTTTTTGCTGTTTTGTTGATCTAAACGAGCCTTTTTCAGCTGTAAATCAACCATACGTAGCTTTTTATCCAGCTTGGCTTGTTTAGCTGTAATAGCATGTCCTAACAGTGTGCCTGCTGTAGCTAGGATGTGTCCGCTGAAGCGTGCTTCAACGTTCATGCCTAGATCAATTAGGTCCTGGAATTTTTCTTTAGCAAGATCGCTGAGATCATCTAACTCTTTATCGCTAATATCTAAATCATTAACAAATGGCAAGGCGGCATCGATCTTGTCGATGGCCAGATCTACTTCTTTGATGATAGCACGATTTTCTTCAATGCTGGATTTAGCTTCTTCAGCTGATGTTTCTTCGGCAGGTGATAGATTAAATAGTTCTTCAAGTTTTTTCATGGTAGCAGTATTTACCGCTTGACGTTCTTGAATATATCGTATTCGGTTATGACACGGAATCGCATGTTGTTAGCACGGCACCAACTGTCTGCGGCTGCCCATTTGGCCATGTTCATTGCTACACTTAATTTATCGCGATAACTACGTGCTGATTCCATGGTAGTCTCAGCTGAGGGCTTTACTTCTACTACTTCTGTGTGTTGCTTTTGGTTAGCATCTATATAGACTATGAGAAAGTCTGGAACATAGATAGTATTCTTACCACTGACTGGATTGTAGTAAGGAATCTTAACACTCTCTGACGTCCAATTCAACACCGCTGGGTTATTGTCACAGAAGTTCATAAAGGCAAATTCCCAACTGCTGCGATATGTGGGGCTTTTCTTTCCCATATATTTTTCTGGATTTTTAACTGTATATTTGCCGTTAGCGTACTTGGCCATTATGCTAAGATAGTTCTCTGTATGTATTTGCCAGTCCTGGGACTGTTATTCAATCCAAGTAAACTGGTTCCCACGCGATTAAGATTCAACAGCATGGTTAAATATGCATCAAGTTCGCTGAGATTATTATAAGGCACGCTAGGACCCGGTTTAGCATACTGTTTTGATCCTGCGTTCCAGTTTCCTGTATTTGAATTATAGACATTTGTGTCTTGTGCATCGCTATTGGTTTCACTGGAATATGTAGGACTTGTTAGCCTATTTTTGTCACTGAATTTTTTCAACTGCTCAACAACTTCTACAGGATCTAGGCTCTGCTGTATGCAGGTATAGACCACAGCACCTGCTAGTGTTTTACCAGTTTCCCTGTCCCCTGTTATCATTTGGAAATAGGCCACCACTGCATCATTTTCGCTGGGACCGACCACGGGCTGTTGGATGTAGAAATTATTGAAGTATTGTTGGGTGTTGTTTAACCCATCGTTGGTTGGTAGATTTCCTGAAGTTGCTGACATAGTATATCCTTATACGTCTGTGCGTCCTTGATTGCTTGAGCCAAAAATACCTGAAGTAGCTTTACTGATACCTTGTCGAACTGACCCGCTGGTAGGCACGAAAATACTGCTGAGTGGGTTGCGACCTTTCATGATATTTTCACCAATTTGGCTCAGATCCACTGCAGGTGTTTGTTTGATCTGTGTGTTGGTGCCGGTGAGGATATTCGTGGCATTGATGACATTTTGTACCGTGCTGCCTAGGTCACCATTCTCAATACTATTCAATATGCTATCACCAGCACCAATCAGCGCACCAAGATTACGCAGTGGGCTGCTGGTATTATCATAGTGTACTTCGCTGAAGCCCAGGACTGTGCCATTGCTGACTGGACCTGTGTCATACAGCACACTTTCATAGTTAACCGTCATGGTATGTTCTAATGGTTGGTATTCACCGGCTGTGTGTTGGCCATGTTGGAATATGCTGATCATTGGGCGGATTAGATAATAGCTGCTGAAACGTTTTTGATGCAAACTATAAATTCTTATGCTGGTGATAAAAGGAATGTTACCTGCTAGATCGGTCTTGGGCGTGTAACCCCAATTCTGTTGTTGGCGTTGCTTATACTTGCTGTCATCTTTGAAATTTTCTAATGGATAATCGCTGTCTCTGTAGTAGTAAGAATAGTAGTTATACCAGAACTTGCGAACCACATCAGCACTATCATCATGGAAGGTGATGGTCACTGGATCATAGGTAACCTTTTCTTGTTGTACTGTCTTTCTATTGTAGGCATTATGCGTTTTGGTGGTGACAGTAAATTTAGGTAACTGTACTTGCTTGGCCATGAGCCCCGTTTCTATCTGGCTCAATTGATCCATGTTGGCTATGCTTGGATTTACATCAATAAACACGTGGAATAGATTATTTAATTTAGGACTAAGTCTATACAGGCCATCGATAAATGTTCGTGCGGCATGTTGATAGTCTCTAACGTTTCTATTAGGTGCTATTGACTGTAATATATCGCCCCAGATGTTGTTTCTTGCCATGATCGTTTCCGTTTTATATATTTATCCGATAAAAAAAGCTCGGTTTTTTACGCCGAGCTTTTTGAGAGGTTTCGTCTGGATTAGCCAGTGATCACTGTGCCTAGTGTTCTTGTTATCTGAGCACCAATACCTGAACCTGTAGGTGTTTGCAGTGCGTTGTCGTAACGTATTGTTAATGATACTGTCATTGGATCATTAGTAGCATAGTTATTATCACCATAGTCTGTGTTGCTGAGATAACAACCATACATCTCCCAAGTTTCAAGGATGTTAGGAACGTTCGTACCATTGCCACCATCAAGGACTTCAAGAACTGTAGTAAATTTGTAGTCAATCCCTGAACTTGCAGAACTTTGTTCAAAGAAATCATATTGTTTCTGCATCTGTTCACCAACACGTTTGCTCACTTCACCACCCGCATCATCACGTAGCATACAAGTAACTGGTTGCCAGGTTGGTTTACCTGCTAAGTATACCTTGCTGTTATAGATAGGAATAAGGATTTCTTCAAACTCTACTGTTGGACGTTTGAAATCCATGATCTGTTTGGTCAGCTCAGTAGTAGGTTGTGTAACACCAAAATTCAAGAAAGTCACGCGAAAGCGGAACTTTAATTTTGGCATTAACAGACCCTGTGAACTAGCACTCTGATTTGTGCTTAGGGGTACTGTAAAATTTGTTAATGATGATGTTGCCATCTTATTTTCCTTTAGATACTATAATAGTATTTAGCTGTTTTTATCTCATATTGGGGGAGGATCACTCCTCCCATAATATGCGTATATTAATTAATAGTCAAAGCTGCTCCGGTGTTTTGTAAGCGAACCGGAATATAGATAAACTCAATAGCTTTAACTGGTTGTATAGCGATATCAATATACAATTCATTATTATCAATCCTGATAGGAGTGTTATTTGATGTATCACACACTACCAAGTAATCATAGATATCACGTTTAGCAACTAGATCATTAAACACTGAATCAAATGCTCCTTTGACTTGGCTACGTGTGATCGTGTCGTTCGGTTCAAATATAAATGGCTGTGCAATCCTACCTAGTATTGTTCTTAGATAAACAACTAGTCTTGCCACATTGATACGATCCATCGCACTTGCTTGCGCACTGCGAGTTTTCTGACCATATGCTACCAAACCAACACCAGGTAATATAGTGATTGGATTAACTCTGTTTCTGTATAGAACATCACGCAGACCAGCTGTTACACCAATTGACTTGAACGTATTATTGTCTGCTGTATCAACATAACCAATAGCTGTGACATTATCGATTAAACCGCGGCGCACACCTGCTGGTGCAAACCATGGATAACTAACAGCGTCACTGCGGATGATAGTTCTCAGCATCATATGGCTTGGAGGAACCACGACGCTTTCTCCATCTAGATTAGTAGCGAATCCACTTGGATAGTAAACTCCTAGATATTCACTGTTGCTGACTAGGCCATCTACACCATTGTCTACCACAAGGTTGGTATTTCTAGCCCATGCATCAATGCTAGTTGAATCACTAGTTAGGTCTAATGGACTATCACCAATAATAAAAGCTGTGTTAAGGCGATCATTGTTTAAGGTGATCATGTCTTGGATCAGTTCAGGGTATCCTGGGCAACAGATCAAGTTGAAATTTGTCTGTTCTTCACGTAACACTGTGCTTGCGGCCACTGCTGCTTTGAGTGCTTCAACCACTGTTGATCGTTGTGCTTTAGTACCAAAATATGGAACTGCTGTTGTAGGATCAACTCCACTTTGTGTGAACCATGTTGCTGCTTCTGTGCCTGTGACTGTTGCTAGTTGAGCACTGGTAAATCCTGTGCTGTCAAAACGTTTAACGTTAAATCCACTGCGACGTGTATTGAATAATATTGTACCACGTGCATATAGTTGATATGCTGGACAATCTGCATCTACGTAATCGCTGGTAATCAAACTTGTGATAGTTGGCAAGCTGCCTGTGACAACGTCAACGTTACCTGTAGCTGACCAACGTGCATCTGCAAACACTATACCATTAGCATCAACATCATCTGCGTTGTCAAATAATTCCCATGTCGCACCATTGTAGCGATACAATACAGGATAGTTGGCTAGATCAGCATCACTGGTACTGATCCATAAGTCACCTTGGGCTAATTGACTAGTACCGTCATTCTGTGTTAGTGGTTGGCTAGCTGCAAAAATTGGGCCAGCTGGGTCTGTTGCCGTTAGATCATATCCACGTGCATCATTTGCCACGTTTCGATAACCTTTCCAACCTGCACCATCGTTGATTAGGATGTCAGCTACCAATGGATCACTATAGTACCATAAGGTACCATCGCGTGGATCACTGTAGGGTTCTGTTGCTGAATATGTATAAGTTAGTGCTGTAAATGGGCTAGCTAGATATACCACACTTGGAGTTAGTTCTTGAAC